ATCAGCAAGCCCACCAACCGCCATGGGTCGATTGGCCAGGCTCGGGTCGTCGCGCATTTCAATGGCGGCATAGAAGCAATCGCAATCGACGTGGATGATCTTCCTTTGTCGGGCAAGCTCTTGATTATTCAAAATTTTCGTCTGAACCGGCGATTTGGGTACCCTCTCGGATACCCCCTTTTTTCATGTGCTGGGAAATTACAGAGGTATTTTAATGGAACCAGCTGGGGCAATTTAGCATTAACCAGACTGACGGCGCCGGACTTGGATCGTTACGCCCTTGCGACGATGGATCTGACGCACGCGATGTGTCTATCGTTGTCACAGCGACTGCTGCTCGCGGCGTTGGTGTAACCGTTAACGGCACGCGTGCTCCTTGATGGGGGCTCCATGTGCGGACGAGTCATCAATATTGGCACCAATCGAAACGTCGAAGCAGTGGGCTAGATGCGTGATCCGTGCCATGCCCAGTCACCCCAAGAAGAACAGAACTGAATCATTTCGGCTCCATAGACACCTTGGAACGTCCGTTTTTGGCCGAATCCAGCCTGTTGCGACTGGCGATTCCCGGCCAAAAGCCGTCGTTCACTAAGGGTTGCTTCCGACCCATAACCGCACTCGATAATATCCCGCACGATCATCAGCACGTCTGAGTCGCCCGCTGGAGAGCCGCCCCGCATCACTTACGATGTCTCGAGCAAGCCAGCAGCTACCAGCCTAAGGACTAGTGTTCGGGTCCAATTTGTGCTTGCTGATACACTTCGGGATCAGATATGGCCCGAGAGCTGCTTGCGTGAGATTCCATCCCAAAGGTCCCTGCATACCGGATATCCTCCTACAGCGCTGTGATGCTGGTCGCGTCGTGTTTCTGTGCGGCGCCGGAGTTTCGTTGCCATCTGGAATGCCGACCTTTGTCGAACTCACTCGGCACGTCATAAAATTCTTTGACCCGCCAGACGATTCAGAAATCATGGCTGCGTTTCGGCCATGGCTGGAAGGTCAATCTGCAGCGAACGTCCCACTCGACCAAATCTTCAACCTCCTACACCTCGAATACGGCAAGGATGAAGTTAACGCTCTGGTTACAGAGCGGCTGAGTGCTTCCCTAGAAAGCAAAAATTTTGGACGTGAGCACGGCCTGATCAAACGGATTTCTTCGAGCCAGAGCGGCGTGCCGCAGATTGTCACGACGAACTTCGACCGACTGTTCGAGATGGGGCAGGAGAGAAAGCATCTGGTCTGGCACGTGCCGCCTGCTTTTCCCAATCTGAACTTCGGATCAAAGATAGAGGGGATCACGTATCTACACGGTCGGCTGGTCGACGCGGCCTCTGAAAGTCATCCCTACGTGCTGAGCAGCGCGGACTTCGGACGTGCCTACCTTTCCGAAGGATGGGCCACCAACTTCATCAGGCACCTCCTCAAACGATATACCGTTGTTTTGGTCGGCTATCAGGCGGAAGACCCACCAGTCAAATACCTTCTTCAGGGTCTTAACCATGACGGTCAGTATGATCGGTCCAAGCTATATGCCTTTGACCGTGGGCTTCCTGAGGAGATCGAAGCCAAGTGGCGTGACCGAGGTGTCACAGCCATAGCCTATTCCGATCATCTGGACTTATGGAGAAGCATGGAAGCCTGGGCAGGCCGGGCCGACGATCCACGCAGATGGCGTGCATCGAAAATCGCTAACGGCCAGCAGGACCCGAAGGGTCTGGCCCCTCATGAGCGTGGCCAAGTTGCTCATGTCCTTCGCACAGTGCAGGGGGCAAAATTGTTCTCGGAGGCTGATCCGGCACCTCATCCGGAATGGGTCTGCGTAATGGATGCAAATGTACGATCAGCCAAACTGAGCCATGGCTGTGGCGACGATGCAGAAGTCTTCGATCCTGTGGTCGCTTATGGACTCGATGACGATCTAGGGGACATCTCTGACGATGATCGCAGACAGGGTGTCAGCAACGACAATCTCCTTGTCTGGCGCGATGAAGACGATAATCCGCATGATGTTCATCGGTTGGGCGGGCGACAGGCTGAAGGCTTCGAGGCGATCCCGAAAAGACTCGGGCACCTCATCACCTGGGTCAGCAAGTCCATCGACAGTCCGGTTCTGGCCTGGTGGGCCATTCGGCAGAACGGCCTGCATCCGCGATTGCTGCAACAGTTCGAGTGGCAAATAGAGCATTCGAAGGCTCTCCATGAGCGTGCTCGTCATATCTGGAGTCTGATCCTCGAACACCATCGAGACCCTCGCAATAGTCAGACAAATAACGACTGGTTCAACTTTAGGAACCGGATTAAGGCAGAAGGCTGGAGTGCCAGTGTTCTGCGGGAATTCCGGAGGATTGCGGCGCCACGGCTGGAGATCAAACCACCGGCTGGCTTGGGCCAGTCTAGACCGCCGAGGGTACCTTGGGAGGACATTCATATCCGCGACCTAGGTCAGTTCGAAGTCGTGCTCCTTGAACGGTACAACAAAGATTTAGACGTACCCGACGATCTAATTCCACAGGTGTTTGGCATCCTAGAGGAGCAGCTAAGCGTCGCCTCAGGGCTACTGGGGGATATCGAAACCGTCTACTTCCCGACACCGACCTGCTATCCGAACCGTGAGGTCGATGGAAGAGAGCACATCACGAAAGCTGCGAAGGCCGGGACTTGGTTCGTCCAACTTTTTGACCGAATGGCCGCCAAGTGGCCAGAATTGGCGAATGCACATGCAACAACTTGGCCTGCGACAGACCGGTTCTTCTTTCGGAAGCTCAAGCTGTATGCGCTCAGCAAAGTAAACGTCTTCGAGGCCGACGATGTTGCCGAAGAAGTCTTGTCCTTAGATCAAGAGACATTCTGGGACATCAATGTGGTCCGGGAGCTTCTTTTCCTACTGGTGGACCGATGGAGAGAGCTCTCTCAGGAGAACCAGAATCAACTCACCGATCGCATCTTGACGGGCCCTGATCAGCTATCCCACTGGTCTGGAGAGGAGTTCCCAGAGCGGCGGAATCAGTTAGCCGCCAGATACGCTCGGTATCTCGAACTACAGGGGTGTGAACTGGCGGCAGACCGCAGCGAGCGGCTTGCCGAGATGATCAAAGGTATTCCTAGATGGAGCGACGGTTGGGCGGTCTCGACTGTGATCAAACGGGGCTCTCACTCGGGCTGGGTCGGTACGGATGAGAAACCAGATGCACTATTGGACCTCCCTGTATACGAGGTAATCTCCAGGGCAAAGGAAGACCTGGAGCATGATTTTGGCAGCTTCACCGAGAGGCGGCCATTCACTGGTTTAGTGAAAGCCAATCCACGAAAGGCGTTGTCTGCGCTGACGATTGCAGGAAGGGCTGACGACTACCCAGAGGTGTTCTGGTCGTCCATGATCCAGGAACTTCCCACAGACATCACACCTAGGCTGAGACGGGTATTCCTGAATCGAGTAGCGCGACTTCCAAATGCGATTATCGCCGAATTGCGCCATACCTTGGGGAGATGGCTGGAACAGAACTTGGTCGCGGTCCTTGAGTTTGATGATGATCTCGCTTGGGCAGTCTACGATCACATCGTCGATGGCATCCTGAGCGCTGGAGCCGATGCCGCGAATAGTGGTCTTAGTGAGGTCAGCCAAGGTGGAAAAGCCATTCAACGGTCCCTGCGCACATTCGATCATGCGATCAACGGCCCCGTCGGCATGTGTGTTGAGGCTCTTTTCCATGCAGTGCCCGGAGAGCAACAGGAGGCCTGTTCACTAATCCCTGATCACATCAAGGCTCGTGTCGAGCGGCTCTTTGTGGCACCAGGTGAGGGTTCAGATCATGCAGTTTCGGTAGCGAGCGGAGAGCTGAACTGGCTCATGTTCGTCGATCCCGCCTGGACTGAGGAACGTCTTATTCCGATGTTGGCGTTCGAGCATCCAGCTTCGGAGCCAGCATGGAGCGGCCTTCTTCATAGCGGGCGAGTGCCTTGTCCGCCGTTGACAGAGGTCATCAAACCGCTCCTGCTTGACCTCATCCCGTGGGTCGAGAGATTTGCTTGGGATAGTGACTTTTCAGAGGTGGCTGCCCAATGGCTAGGCTTCATGCGTGTGTTTCGCTCGAATGAACCGAGCGGTCTTTCACGAGGCGAAATGCGTTCGATCTTGAGAGCGATGCCTGACGATACTCGGAACCGGTTCATTGCTTGGTTGGGTCAGGTTGGACAGGAAACAGAGAACGGTTGGGTCAAACACGTCATCCCTTTAATCAACGATGACTGGCCGAGAGAGCGCCGATACAGGACCTCTGCATCGATGAGGGCGTGGATCGGCCTGCTTGATGACACCGGCGATAGCTTTCCGGCCGTCTACGAAGCGGTGAGGAAGTTCTTGGTGCCGGTGGAGATAAATGACCATCCGTTCTACCGGTTCACCCGAGAGCTCAGTGATGAAAAGCCTATTACCGCTCAATTTCCTGAAGCGACGCTGGATTTGATGAACAGAGTTACACCTCAGGTCCTCGTCCGTCCGCCCTACGAGTTACCTAAGGTTTTGACACTGATTGGGGAAACCGCACCAGACCTGACATCAGATCCACGTTTTTTGCGCCTTATCGATCTCGTTGAGCGAAGCTAGATATCAGCCTTCATGACCGGCGACCTTGAATCCCCCGGGTTTCATAAGCGCTCAACGACCGCTTCTGGCCGCTAGACGACACTGTCAGCGCAAGGCTTCCGGCCCATTCATGGGCTGCTGCAAAGCCTTAACGGACGCTTGGCTTCGTCTACAAAATTGGCGTCGATTCGCTGCGATATTTCTTGTCATTCACCCAGTGGTAACGGTCCGGATCTTTTGCCAACAAGGACGCTCGCATTGTTTCACGCTGGGAGTTGTCCGCCCGGACGAAGATGCCCCGCAGTTCGGTGTCGATGCTCTGTTTGCTGGCACCGCGCTCCTCAGCCTTGGCGTACCAGTCATGCCCCTCCACATAGTCGCCTAGCTCCATGCACACAGCACCTAGCAGAGTGCACGGACGGAAGTTCCTCGGCTGTAACTCATGGCCCTGCTTGCCGAGCTGAAGAGCTTCTTTACGCCGCCCCAGATCGCGCATGACACCACCGTGGGTGGTGCACATGGCTGAGTGGATCTTGGGATTTTTGAGTTTATTGGTCGGTACACCCGCGAGTAGTTCAAGTGCCGACTCTGGCTGATCGCACTTTCGATAGTGGCCACTGGCGTTGATTGCGTTCCACGGATCCTGGGTGCGACGGTACTCGTTGCCGCAGAATTCGGCTTCGCGTAGGTGGTGGGTCTTCCGCAGCTTCTCAGTGAAATGCTCGAGACCCTCAGTATTGAGCCAAACGAAATCGTCATCGGCCAGTCGGTTGCCGACGTCGATGTTCTGAAGGATACCCATCAACCGCGGCAACAAAGGCTGAGCGGTGGTGAGAATTCCGTATTTCTTGCGCAGGATGTATGCGGGATCGCTTTCGCGGGCAATGAGGGCGGCCTCGGCAGCCTCACGCCGGCGTCTTTGTGCTTCGGCCAGTTCGAGGCGAGCTACTTTGGTCGTTGTCCGTGCGACCTCGGCTGCGTTGAGGTCTGAAATATACGACTCGTAGGTAACATGACCAATAGCCAGTGCATACAGTCCGGGGAACCCCTTGATCTTGAGGTAGTTAAGATAGGCTGCTGAAAGCGGACGGCCTTGATAGAGAGCCCCCAGGATATTGCTCAGTGGCGAGGTAACCGCACCTTGAAGGTGGCTCACCCGGTAGTGCCGGGCAATGTCGTATGGAGTCGGAGCGATGTAACCGGGTTCACTCATGCGAGCGTTGTACATGGCTTCAGCAGCCTCACAATTACGCTTGCACTGCGCCGCCCACTCGGCTTCGCGGACGATGCGAGCTGCCTCAGCAGCTTCGCGCTCACGATTGGACTGCGCCGTGCGAGCAATACGTGCAGCTTCTGCTGCTTCGCCCTCGCGTTTGCGCTTTACCGCCCGTTCGGCCTGTTGGGCCAGGAGCTCTGCTTCCTTAGCTTGGTGCTCAATTCTGGCAGCCTGCTCGCGCGCTACTAATGCGGGGTCTAAAGCAGCGATGAAGGCTTCATATGTGATCTGGCCGATCGCCAGCTGATGCAATTCGTTGAGTTTTTGCTGCTTCAGGTAGCTCAGCGACAATGCAGTGAGCGGTCGCCCGTGAAACATGCTTTCGAGGATGTTACTCAGGCGAGTGTAGGGAATTGCCGCGCCGATAATGCGACTGACGCAGAAGTGACATGCGATGTCATAGAGTGAAGGGCGATTCAATTCCATAAAAGGGAGAGTCCGTTCTAGCTTAGGTAGTCTGGTCCGGATTCTCTCACAGGCATTAGAGGTCCGCTCCTGGCCGAAAGCTGCATCAGAGCGATTGTTGTAGCCCACTGCGTATCGCTTGGCTTGAGCCCTCCTAAAGCCAAAGATGGTGCTGTCCGCCGAATGTGCATCGCACTGGCTGGAACCGGAACTGGAGCCCCGCGAGGCCGAAGATCTCGCAATTGAGCACGGCTTGGGCGTCGAGGCGCTTGACTGATACCGTTAGCCCGGGCGGTGGGCAGCGTCCGGAACGAGGGTGCGTACCTGATCCAGCTTATTAGCGACCCGCTACTGCAGCCTCCGACCCGCAGACTCTGGATCACCGGACACGCCTCCTGATACTGTATGCATAGACAGTATCAGGAGGATGAACGATGTACTTCCAGATCATTCCGCTTCGTGAGCGTGGCAGGCCTCGCGATAAAAAGGAGCTACACAGCATCACGCCGGTTTCAGGTGACCTGCGCATTGAGCACCAGCCTACAAGCGAGTTCGGCCGGCCAGCTCGAGTTGCGTTCATCAACACGGGATCGCCGGACGGGGGAGTTGTGGGGAAGTTGTTCGATGCCGAGGTGCACTCCATGGCGCCGAACGCCTTTGTCGTAACAGGCGTCGAGCTGATTGACGGCGTGGCCTACGGGCAGTCCTGGCTGTGTCGCGAGCGTTAGCGGCGCGCCTCGTTCGAGACCAGCAGCTCCTCCCGAGCCACACTCACCGCCGGCGGTGCGCTAATGCGGACAACTATCTGCCCTCTAATCGAGGAGCTGTGGTCTACCTCAATCCAAATCCCCTCCTCGGAGATCTGGCGAAACAGCTCTGCTGCATCCGCTTCGGTGTCTGCCGATAAGAACACGCGCTGTCCCGGCTTTCGGGTGATTGTGAGCCCCATAAATCCTCCTTGATTGGGTCACGCCTACCATACATCCGCAGCCGCCGGCAGGGTGTGACGCTGTACTCGCCACCCTGAACTCCGCACCTCCACATCGGCAACAACACCAGACACCAAACAGCCCAGGCGCCCAGCTTTAGAACAAGCCTCCCAGCGCGTCCGGCTCCCAATTCATGATGATCAGCTCGCCGGTGACGTCGGCCTTGCCCTGCCTTTGGTTCGCCACGCTGTAGCAAATATTCAGCTGTTCGAAGTGAAAGCCCGCGAAGACGCGCCGGATATCAGGATGGTCGTTGATGCTCACCATCACCTTACCTTTGCACTGGCGCATGAACGCCGCCATGCGCTCGTACTCCTCGAACGGAAAGGCCACACCGTAGCCCTCGGTCTGCCAGTAGGGCGGGTCCATATAGTGGAAGGTGTGGGGGCGGTCGTAACGCTCGGCACAGGCGAGCCATGGCAGCTGCTCGACGTACACGCCCGCCAGACGTTGCCAAGCCATTGAGAGGTTCTCTTCGATTCGCAGCAGATTGATCGGTGCCCCGGTCGTTGCAGTACCGAACGTCTGCCCACTGACCTTGCCACCAAACGCGTGATGTTGCAGGTAGAAGAAGCGCGCGGCCCGCTGGATATCGGTGAGCGTCTCCGGCCTGGTCATTTTCTGCCACTCGAAAATCTGCCGAGAGCTGAGTGCCCACTTGAACTGCCGCACGAACTCTTCCAGGTGGTTCTGAACGACCCGGTACAGGCACACGAGATCTCCATTCACATCGTTGAGCACTTCCGTTGCGGCAGGCATCGGACGCATGAAAAACAATGCGGCTCCGCCGGCAAAAACCTCGACGTAGCATTCGTGTTGAGGGAACAGCGGGATGAGTCGATCGGCCAGGCGACGTTTGCCGCCCATCCAGGGAACGATTGGGGAAGTCATATTTAGCAAGCCTTTACTGTATGGATAAACAGGTGATAGCCTCGCCCCCACTTCGTCGACGGAGCAGGAGCCTCGGCTGGGCTTGCAGGGATGGTCTGCAGGTTTGGCGGTTGGACGACGTGTTACAGCACCTCGTCCAACCGCTCCTTTCACGTGAGGGTGGGATTATTTAGCGGCGCCTAGTGGCACGCCGAGAGCCTTCGCCCACTCCTGCAGGTACGCCAGCTTCTCCTGATCGCTGATTATTCCTCCCCTGATATCCCAAACAGTGCGTCCAGCTGCAGCACTGAGTTCGACGCTGGCTGCATGGCCCAAGCGGCCGGCGCTGGTGGCGGCGGACACGATTGCATCGTTACGGGCAAGGGTGACTTCGACGCGCAGCCGCTTACGCTCATTGTCAGCAGTGCCGTACAGATGACGGAGGCGGTCGTTTTCGTCTTTGGCATGGGTCAGCTTCTCGGTTGAGGTTGTGTCAAGGGTGGCCAGGCGCGCTTCCAGCACCAGGCGATCGGTTTGCTGCTTGAGGATCACGGCAGCATTGGCCTCGGCGGTAAGTCGCAGCTGGGTTTCATGCGCCCTACCCTGGTCAGCTAGTTGCTTGCCGTAGCCGTTGGCTTGCCACTGCCACGCACCGGCAGCGGACAGCGCCATGAGTGCGAGCACAGCCGCGCTGCCGGCGATCAGCTTGTATTGCTTAAGCCAGGCCATCATTTCCGCCCACCATGCTCAAGGCTGAAATGGTTGCCGTCGTTGAAGCGACCGCCCCAAGTGCCACCCAGGCCTTCCCAATACTCGCCAAGGGGCGCGTAGTCTTCGCTGCGCGTGAGGTATTGACCGGCTTTAAATAGATTGAAGTCCACGGCAAGTCGCTCCTTGTGCAGCGAGACAGCGGAGCTATAAGACTTCTTTTTCCCAACCGCACCGTGCACGCGCGGGTCACGGTAGGCGTCGCCGAAGGTCAATTCGTAGCCCTGCTGGTAGGCGTATTCGATCAGCAGGCCAATCAGGCGGGTGAAGTGTCGCTGTTTTTGCCCAAGGGTCATGGTTTTCTCCAGGCGAAAAAAAACCCACTCGGCAGCGGGCTTTAGAATTTATGATCGGCCGTTCCACTGCTTCCAGAGAACAGCGCGGAGCCAATATGGATACAGTCGTATATGTAATACCTTCAACCGCAGATGGGTTGAGCGCGTGGGCGCCGCTTATGTCAGCCATTGCGGCCGGGGTATCGGTATTAGTCGCTTGTGTAGCCGTATGGTTTAGCCACAAGCAGATGAAGATGCATGAAACGCACAATCAACTGATGGCGACACCAAACCTTTCCGGCTGGAATCATGTTGATGAAGAGTCAGGAACCTATATATTCATTCTTAAAAATACCGGGCTAGGCCCTGCAATAGTCAACCGGATTTGTCTCACTGTTGACGGACAGACTATTGAAGGAGAAAGCGCTGACCTAATTACGGCCGCCGCCGACAAGCTGTTCCCTGACAACGAAAAAGCGGTTGGCGCAGAGATGTTTACTGTCGGAGAGTTTATCTCTGCAAATCAAAAATTCGAAATTTTGACTATAACCGTAGCCGGCCTAACAGCAGAAGAAATTGGGAAACTTGTTCGCTCTAAGGCGAAGCTTGCCATTAAATACTCAAGCATTTTTGGCAAACAGTACCTTTTTGACTCCGACGCCGAGCCACCACTTATTCCTGATCAAGACGAGACTAATAAAATCCGGAAATAGCCCTCGCCTCCGGCACGCCTGATTAAACATCCACATCAAAATGCGGCAGCTCCGGCGCCGGGCCAGTGATCGTTCCGTCGGCGATGTAGGCCTTGCTGCTTACCGGCACGTCGACGCCCCGCACGGTGATGCGGATGCCAGTGCGCAGCTCAACCTCGCTGATGCCTGAGCTGGTATCGATGCTGCGCACCGTCGCGACCGTACGCACTCCGCCGGGTAGCAGCCCTATGAAGCGTTTCCAGGGATTGGTGGTGGCCATCAGTGGTGCCGCTCCAGTTTGATCTGCTGTTTCACCCGCACCGCGCCGGTGCCCTCGGCGCTGATATCCACCGCCAGGCACAGCCCCACCCAGGCGCCGGAAGACTCCAGCATGCGGCACAGCTGCGCCGGCAGCACCAGGCCGACGCCGTGGTCATCGGTGAACGGGAACAGCGGGATGGTGGTGCTGACGATCTCGATGTTGCCGCCCTTGCTCAGCTCATGAATGCCGCGCGCCTGGTTGGCCGGCTGGTCGGTCAGCCAGTCCTCGAACACGTCCGGTGTCGGGTTGTCGCCGGCGGTTCCGGCGCGGCGCACAAGCATGCTCACCCCGTGGGAGGTGCCCGACGTATAGCAGGCGTTCCATGCGGGTTGCGGCGTCCACTCGCCACCCAGCTCGGTCATCATCGCGGACGGGATGATGCGCCTGATCGGCGCGCCTACCTGCTCCCACTCCCATGGCGGTACCGGATAGCGCGGCACGACGGCCAACACATCCGCATCGCGCGCGGGCCGTACCACTCCGCCCACCGTTTCGGCGAGCCGGGCGATCACCTGCATGGCGGTATGCCCCTGGTAACTGAGCGCAGCGGTCGGGAACGTCCAGTCAGTTGCCTGCCAATCAAGGGTGAACCCCGTATTCAGCAGCTCGGCCTCGGCAGCCTGGGCTGCGTTGATCGGTGCGTTGTTCAGGCTGGTGCGCAGCGGCGCATAGGGCGCCGCCAGCAGTTGCGGACGCGTTGCCCCGCTGATGCTGTACGCCTCGGTCGGGAACCGCAGCTGCCGACTGTAACGCTCAACCAGCAGCACCCACTTCCAGCCATTGATATCCAGCTCGACCGTCTTGGCACCATCGGCATCGGGGCGTACCAGGTCGAGAGCGGCCTGGGTGAAGATGTCGGCGCTGAAGCTCCAGCTGAAGCTATCCGCGTCCAGCCCCACCCGCACATTCTTCGCCTCGATGGGCGTGCGGCTGGGCAGCACCACCAGGTTCACGGTATTGGCGATCATGTAGGTATCCAGTATGTCGGGATCGGGTGGCGGCTCCGGCAGCGGTTTCACCGGGCCGGGGTAATCAACATAGGGCATGTCAGTCAGCACGCCGTCGACCTGCCGCGCCCTGCCCCAAGGCAAAGTGCTGGTTAGACTCAAACGCCGTGCCGATTGCCAGCGCATACCCGCCGGCCGCATGTCGGTCGGCTGAATCGCAGGCGTCGCCGGCACATAACGGAAGTCGAAGAAGACGCTAGGCGATGTGCTCGGGAAGTACGGTCGGCCACCGAACTCGAACACCAGCGCACCAGTGCCGGGCACGTAGAGGCTGTCCTGCAGGGCAGTCGCGGCGTTGTAACGCGAGCCGAACGCGTTGACGCGCCGGTGGCGAGCAGCAACCGCTAGATCCTTGCTGGCCGGCGTCGGGTTGTAGATCAGGCGCAGGCGCACATCCATGGGGCGAATGCTGTGATGCCAGCCCGACGCTAGCCAGGCATCCTTCACCGGCACCATGGCCCACGGCAGCGCATCGGCTGAACGATCCTGCGGGCGCGCGGGCTGCCACTTCCCTGCTGTATTGATATCCCGCGATGGCACCCAACTCCAGGGCGCGGGCGCTGTCCGGCTGTCAGCCGGGCCAGCAATTCTCCAACGGATCGAGCCAGCCTGATCGATCGGTTGCAGGGCATCCCATGGCAAGGCCGCTGCGCGGTGGTCAGCGCGCGCAGCCCGCCGCCACCCGCTGCAGATGGATACGCTCAGCATCAGATCACCTCGACAGGAACGGGACCATGCGCGATGGGTTGGAAGTAGCGCCGTGCGACGGCCCGGGCGGTGCCGAGCGGCCGTGATGGGTTCTCGCCCTGCGCCGGCCACCACACAGGCTCGGTGGATGGCAGCTGCCCTGCCTCGGTGATCTCATAGACCCAGCCGGCGTACTGCGTAGGACGGATGCGCTGGCCAACCTGTACTGCGAGATCCGGCACGAAGACCACGCCGTAGTCATCTACGCCGATGGCGTAGACGTCACCGCCCAGCACGCGAACGTCGATTGCGCCACTGCCACCCGGTGTCGGACCAAAGCCCGCCAGGCGCCACTCACCATCGGCAGGCCGTTCGACCAACACGATCTCGCGACTTGCCGGCAGCCTCTCAACGCGGACGAGGCCGGCTACCTGGCCGGGATCGCCCTGCTGGCCGCCGCCCTCACCCATCGTGATGTTGAAGGTGTAAAGACCGGACTGGGATAAAGCGACGTAGGCAGTGCGAATGCGCCGAGGCAACGCATCATCTATCCCCATGGCCAACCATTCGCCTTGAGCCAGCATCGTGGCGAGGTCGACACGGCACGTCTGGGTGAATTCGCCGTCGCCCTCTTCCGCCCGAAAAACCAGCTGAAGCTGGCCTAAGGTTTCCATACTTCGATACAAACGAAGGTATTTAACGGTGGTCGTTACTTCCCCCTCCCTCAATAGCCTAAAGCGAAGTGACACTCTAGGCGGTCTGGAGTACGACTCAATATTGGCGCGGTACGCTTCAGCGTATGAAACCATCACCAAAACTCCGGGTTGTCGGTAACCAAGAAGAACGGCACTTCGTTCGGGGTGCTGAGCCGTATGAAGTATGAGAACCCATCACCGAAGTCCAAGGGAGTGCCCGCCGTTCGGAGAGTCATTGTCCCAACGTAACCCAAGGACCGAGCAGCTATTGAAACTCTCGATCGGAACATGACTTCAGGGCTTACACAACAGCCCCTTAGGTGCCCCGCAAACACTCCGTTACCAAACCAGCTGACCTTAACCAGCTGGACTGTGGGGGGGATCAAAATAGATGCGGTCAGCTGATTAGTGGAAATGTTCTTGGGTAGCGCAGGAATCTCAACTGATAGACTCCCCTGATCAACCAAAAGCCCTGTAGCAGGGTCCCGTAGGGACGTTAGCGAAGTTCCATGGAAGTAATCATTGCCCCCGCTGCTAAAGGAAACGGACTGGGTGTGTTTGCCGCCGACTGCAATGAAGTGGCCACTTGAGTCGTTCCCCACGTAAAGCGTTAGCCCCCTCCAAGCTCCGACAAGGGCCGGGTCGATGTCCGTATTATTGGAGATTAGATTCACGATGAACGTCTGCTCATCCGCCACCATCGACCAAGCGGTCGCGGCTGAGTCGTATGCCAGCATATAGGCCGAGAATGCCTGTGGCATCGCATTAGCGGAGGCGGTCCCGGTCTTGAGGCCGTCTCCGCTCATTACATCTCCACTCATGCCGTTATAAGTCTCCGCGACATAGACCCGTACCACCCCTCCAGAAAACCAAGTCAGACAGACATATCCGGTATGCACGCCGTTGCGCAGGACGATAAAGCGTGCACCCTCGTTGGCCAGTTCCCAACCAGCCGCAGGCACGCTGCCGTAACCAGTAACCAGACAGGCCTTGAGTAAAGCCTTCAGCGCACTGAACTGAGCAACGCTGCTAACATCGGCGCTATACGACAACCCCGGCGCCCCGGGCTGATCCCTGTGATATGCCGTAGCCATCAGTCCGCGTCCCCCCTCACCAGTAGTTCGAACTTGTCATCGTCCACCGTGCCCTGCCCACTGATCACGGTGCGGATGGCCCACATCGGCCCCAGGGCCGAGTCGGTGTTAAAGCGCACTGCATTACCCGCCGCCCAACCGCTACCCCAGCCGTCACGCCGTATCGTGAAATACGGCTGGCCGGTCAGGGCGTTGATAGGCGCGCAGTCGGCCGTGGTGTTGCCGGTAGCGATAACGCCCAGTTGCTCTTCCACCACGTTGAACGCCGAGGCGCTGGTGAACACCAGTGCCCACTTGCCCGCGATGCCCCCGGCGTTGGTGATGATTGGCGGGTAGCTCAGGCTGTTGTATTGCGCGGTGGTGGTGTTGCCGACCGGCGCATCCGTCCAGTTCGGCGCGCCCTGGCTCCAGGTCTGCTGGGTGAACCAGGTGTGGATCCGCGATTGCAGATCGCCCCAGGCCACCGCGCTGGAGACCTGCGCTTCCCCCGCCGGTAGATCCCAGGGCAGCGGCGAGCTGATACCCAGTTCGCCGGTGATCTGCACTTCGGTCACGAGCGCCATATGCTCAACCCGGTCACGCACGATCAGCGGCAGCCCCACCGGGTTGCCCTCGGTGTCCTGCAACACCAGCGGGTTAGCCCAGGTCACGGTGCCGTTCTCGCGATCGGCCGAATAGGAGTCGGCGCGCAGGACGGTGCCGGCCCCATCGACCACTTCAATCTCCGCCTGCTGCGTACGCGCCAATTGCAGCGTGTCGCCAGCGGTTGGCGAGGTCACCAACGTTTCAGCGGTGTGGTGGATCACCAGCACGTCGCCGTCCCGGTAGATCGGCACGCGTCCATCCGCCGGCAGGCGCACCGGATCGAGACCCAACAGACCGGCATCCAAAGGCAGACGCGTTTGCACCACGGCGTTGTAGCGCAGCAGCAACGGGATGACGGGCACGTCGCTGGCCCCTGTCTCGTCGGCCGGGTTCGATGTAAAACGCAAGCGCGCAATACCCGTGGCGGCGTCGACAGTGCCATGGACGATGCCGGTTGCGAACTCACCATTGAGGTTCGAGGCCGCGGTGACAATCGCAGCGGTATCCGTACGCACCACGGTTACCTGCATGCTGCCGGCCCGCAGCGGCGCGCCTGGCGTGCGAAAGGTCGCGCCGGTGACGCTGAACCCAGCTGAAGCCGTCAGGCAGGCCAGCAGCGTGACTGCGCCGGTGGTGTTGCCGCTGTAGCTATTCAATGTGGCAACGCCTGAAACGTAATCGACGCTGCCCACGGCGGTGCCGCCGTTGGTGTTGCTGGCCACGTCCCGGTAGAGGATGCCGCTGCGGTCGGTGTATAGCGCACCGTTCCAGCTGAACAGCAGTGAACCGGGCACGATGGGCTCAGCCACACCGGGCAGCAGCTCGACGGTGATTGGCGGCTGAGCCTGGTTGCTGGTCTGCGGTTCGGTGGTCACGCCGGCGGCCAGCGCGGCAATTGAAATCGTGCCGCCGAACTGCTCGCGCATCTGCACCGGCGTGGTAATCAGCACCGGCTCGGTCACTGGCCCCATGAGGCCCTGACGGCGGGCGTTGCTGTAGGTGTATTCGACATACTCGTACAGCTGCGCCACCTGCAGCGTCACCTGGCCGGTGGTGTAATTGATGGTACCCGCACGGCCAGCTTGCCAGCCGCCGTTGCCATTGTCGTTCGCACGGTTGGCCACATCTCGCAGCCCATCGTAAATCGGCAGCGCGTTCCCGCTCTCGATCACCTGCCAGTTGATAGCCGGGGCCGATTGTCGCCGGGTGGTCATCCAATCCACCCGCACAGAACCTGGCTTGAGTGGCGCGCCCGGTATCGTGAAGGTGGACATGCCACTGCCGTCGCTGGCGACACTCAGCACGTCACCCTCGACCGTACCCTGCCGGTAGGTGTAGGCGATGCCGCCGGCGGGGGTCGCGCCCAGCTCCATAACGAGCTCACCGGTGGCATAGGCGATGGTGCCGGTGCCACCGCTGCCGTTGAGTACGCCTTGCCCGTTGTCAGTCAGGATGCGTTCGGTACCGGCGGTAAACGTCACCGTGACCGAGCCTGGCAGCACACCGCCACCGGGCAGGGTATGCCGTACCTCCAGCTTCGGCACAATGCTGCCACCGGCACGTTGGGAAATGGCGTTATCAGCCGAGCTTACGTAGCTGTAGATCAGGGAGCTGCCGACATCGGGCAATGCGTTGAGCGTGAGCGACACCGAGCCGGTGGCCAGGCTGATGGTGCCGGCGCCTTCGCCGGTCAGCAGGCCGTCGCCCATGTCCCGCAGCTCATACCACTTGCCGAGGGCCATATAGCTGACGGAGAGCGTACCGGCACGCGGCACAGCCCCGGACAGGTTCAGCGTGTAGACGTAACCGCGATTGCCCAGGGTGATTTCCAGTTCGCCCGTGACAGTGTCCCCCGTTGCCGCCGCGCCCGGGCGATAGCTGCCGGTGGCCGATCCGGTCCAGCTGGTACCGGTGCGCACCAGAGTTACTTCGCCCGTCTGATAATCGATGCGACCGGCGCTGATCCAATTACTGCCACTGACGAAGCGCAGGCTGCCCTTGTTGTCGTCTGCGAAGGTGCCGCCGTTGGCGGTGATGTTCAGGGTGCCCGGCGCACAGCCGGTACCGAGGAAGGTGCGCGACTCGCCCACTACCGCACCGGCGGCAACGGTCAGGTTCACCGAACGCGCCGGCCCAGCAGGCAGATAGAGCTGACGCTGGTAGCCACCCAGCACATCGACCAGCGCTGACTCTTTTGTGGTGCTGGGCACCAGCTGGCTGTACACCGACTGTACGCGCAGGTTGAGCGAGCCGGCGGCGATCGCCTCGGCAAGCGGGCTGATGCCGTAATAACGCGCGGCGTCCGCCACCTGAGTGCTGAGCACGCGGGCCTTGGCCTTGCCATCCAGCGCAATCGCTGAGGTACCGGCAGGCGTGACCTGGCCGCCCGGGTATTCGTTTAGCAGCGGCGCGCTGATGGAAAGATCGAGCCGGCGCCGGGTGAAGTTCACAAAGTTGCCGTTGCCATAGTCGTAGGTGAATTGCTCCAGGCTGGCGTCCACGCCGGTCAGGCGCACGTATTGCGCAGCGCTTGCCGTCACCAGCTGGAACACGTCGCCGATCTCCGGCACGCGCTGTTCCTCGCGCTGGACGCAGGCAATGGCCCGCTGGCCGGCCAGCTGGGTGCCGAGCAGATCAAACTGCGCAGTGGTTGCGGCCGCCACATAGCTCTCGATGGCGTTGCGCGCATCGCGCCGCTCGTCCGTCTGGCTGCCGGTGTTGAACAGCAGCACGCTCACTCGCGGGTCGGCCGGCGCCTTGGTGACGATGGCGTGTGCGCCCAGGTAGGCATCGGCGTTCTGCGTCATCGGCCCGCCATACAGCTTGCGCAGGTTGATGCGGCCGGTGGTGCGGTCCAGCCGGCTGATGTCGGGGAATACGTTGTTGACCTCGCCGGACACCACGGCATTGCCAGTGGCGCGGCCACCGCCGTCGTCTTCATCGGTCAGGCGCTGGCTCTTGAGCAGCTTCACATCGGTGACGTTAATCGTCATGCCATGAATCTCCAGGCAACAAAAAGCCCGCACGGGGCGGGCTGGTCAGGGTTCGGGATCTGGTTCGGGTGCAGGGTCGGGCGGCGGCGCCACGGTAATCAGCCGCAGGGTCAGCTCGTGCAGCCAGTCCGGCGATGGTGCTACCTGGCGGAACAGCGGGGCGGCCTGTACGGCAGGGCCAGCGGCGCGGTTCCAGGTGACGTAATGCGTGGTACCGGTGGGCAGGGTTAGCAGCATCACCCGGCCCGGCAGCGCTGCCAGCTCCTCAAGCTCGCGCACCCTGGCCAGGGTGAACCAGGCGCCGCCGTTGCTGCTGAGGGTGATCGGGCGGCCGTACCGCTTGACGCCCTCCTGGATGATCAGCGCTCCGCTCAGGCTGCGCTCTTGCACCTGCTCGACCGGATCCCAGTCCCACTCATCCACCCACTGCAATTGCTCGCCGCCGAGGTTAGGGTCATCCGCCAGGTCGACGGTATCCAGGGTCAGCGCCATCACAGAGCCCTCAGCCCAGCACTTTCGAGAATGCCGAGCAGGTTGGTTTCGTCAGTGTCACTGTTTACAGCCACGTCGACAGGCCTACGGCCCGGCACTTCCAGCCGAATGACCTTGTTGGGCGACTGGGTTTGAGCCTGCTGCGGCGCGGCACCCTGCGGTTGCTGCTGGGCATCGATGCGCTTTTTTTGTTCTTCACGCTGCCGCTGCTGCGCCGATTCGGACTCGATCTGGCGGAGCATGCCCAGCGCCCGAGCGGCATTGGCCACCGCCTGGCTGTCGCCCTGGGCGTTAGCCTCGGCCAGCTGCGCCTGCAGCTCGCGTCGACGGCTGTCGAAGCGGCGACGCTCGACGTCCTCGGTGCGCCCTTGCAGGTTGTCCAGCTCATCCTGCAAACCTTCCAACGTGGAACGAGTGGAGTTGGCCATCTGCTCCATGCGATCTTTCGCGGCTTGAATCGCGCCCTCCAGGGTGCGCAGATCCGAGTCGTTGAGCAGGCCCATCGCATGCCGCGCGGAACTGGCACGCTTAACGAACTGCTGCACGGTGATGCTGCCGTCCTCATAGCCTTCCATCAGGCTCTGCAACCGCGCCTTTTGCCCGAGGAACTGGATCTGCAACTGTTGGCTTTGCAGCGCTGTCCGCGTCATCCACTGACCTATCTCGCTCATGCCGACAGTGTTGGCAGCAGCATGCATCTCACCCAGCGCTTCGGTCGCCCGCTTCAGCGAGCTGGTGGTCGCATCCAGGCTGCTGGTGTCCATCTGGACGTTGGCCGTGCTGATGTTGTTGAGCCGGTCAAAGGCTTCAAGGGCTGCCCCGCTCAGCGCTGCCAGCGGCTCACGTGCCCGGCTCATCACACCGCCAAAGAAGTCCTCCATCGCGCCCATGTCGCGCTTGGCTTCTTCGCTGCCCCGCCGGCGGTCCTGCATCGCCTGGTCGCCGGCACGACGCTCGGCTTCCATGCGCTTGCCGGATTCGCGGCGCAGCTGTTCGCTGGTGACGATGGCTTCCTGGTCGGATTTGTTCTTTTCGTCCTGGGCTTTCTTGCTTCCCTCCAGCGCCTGCTTGAGCTCCTTCTGGCGGGCGGTGAGTTTGGCCAGTTCGGCGTTGTATTCAGCGGCGCCGATTTGCCCGTCGTCATATAGCCGCCGCAGGGCTGTGGTGATCGCGGTGATGTCGCGGTCGGTTTTGGCATCGCCAATCGCACGTTGCACATCAGCCAGGTTTTTCAGGCTGTCCGCCGCTATGCCTACCGCCTTGGCCATGCCAGTTGCAGCACTGCCGGTCTCGCGCAGTTTGGCCTGGAGTATGGCTGCGCCGGCTGCGAACTGCTGCTGGCTGAGGTCGCCGCGCTGGTAGGCTTTGTACATCTCCTCGCCCAGCTGCTTGAGCTGGGCGGCACCCTTTGCGGCATCGATCTGCGCCAAGGCATTGTTCATGTCGGTGACGCGCTGGACGATGTGCTCGAACTGTTCGTCAGCTTCCTGCTTTACGGCTTGCGTCTGCTCGGCGGCCTTGGTTTTTACGGTTTCGGTTGTGGTGGTCCAGGCATCAGCCACCTGGCCAAAATCGGTTTTCGCCTGCTCGATATAGGCTGTGCTAAGTTCACCGAGGAACCTATAAAGCTCATCAGCCTTGGCGCGGATTTCATCGCCGCCGAACAAAGCAGCGATCTGTCCAACCGCTAGCGCGAGTCGGCCAACCGTTTGCTGGACAATCAACACCAGGGACGCCGCCGCAGCGTTTACCGTACCCGCAAAGGTGTTCCATACGGTCGTCAACGCGGCTGTTACAACCTGGGCAGTGCTTACAGTCTGCTCGAGCGCTGGACCAACCTTTGCTGCCACGTTGGCAGCCCGGTTAGCCAGCCCCTCGAAATCGACCGTTGCCAGCCGCTCGACGTATTGCGAAACAGCTTCGGCTCCTTTAACGAAAGCATCCGACAAGCTCTGCGCCAAACGATCGAGGCGGCCATCATTCGCCATTGCATCTAAGTGGTCGGCCAACTGCTGCAGCTTGCCCCGAACAAAATCAAACGCGCCGCTGCCTGCAACCCGACCAGCAAAATCACCAAACTGATCACCGACCGTTTTCAGCAGGCCGGCAAAAGTGTTCATCCTCGCCGCTGCAGCCGAGCCGCCATAGGCCTCGGTCAGCATGTCCATGATGACGGCCTGCGCCTCGGCTTTCTTGCCGGTCGCTTCCAGCTGCTTTAGCAGGCGTTTCTGGTCCGCCTCGAACTTGAACCCCTGCCGGCCCAGCGTGGCGATGGCCTCTGACGGCGACTGCAACGCCCGCCCGACAATCTCCGCGGACTGCTCGACGCTGATCCCCAGGCGCTGCTGCTGATCAATGACAATCTGCATCGCCGTCGGGAACTCGCTGGCAACGATATCGGTGTACGACAGCAGGCGAGTTTGCCCAGCCAGGATCTGCTCGGTGGTGAGCATGGACGAGGCCTTGAACTTGTCCGCCATGTCCAACAGTTGCTGCGCTGTCAGCCCGGCGGCATTTCCAGTCGAGACCAGCGCCGACTCCAGCTGAGCAAGCGCCTGCTCATTGCTGCTGCCGTCCGCGATCACAGCGCGGATTCCGTCGCGCACCAGATTCAAGCCGCCACGCACAAGGTTGAACGCGGCGTTTAAAGAGATGTAGGCGGCGGCGAAGGCCAGGACCTGTTTCGCACCACGCGCCATGGATTCGCGGGCGCTGTCGATGCGTGAGCTGTGTTCGGCAGTGGCGCGGGCCGCAGCATTGTGTTCGCGCTGGGCGGCCTTCAGCGCCTGGTTGTTGTCCTTTACCGCCGCCTGGGCTTTAGTCACCTCGCCTGCCAAGCGCTGTTGCTCGTCGCCCAGGTTGTCCGTATCGATGCCGGCGGCCTTGGCGGCCTGCTGCTGATCGCCCAGGCTGGTACGCAGGGTATCGAGCACGCGCTGCAACTTGCGCGCTTCGCGCTCTGCCTCTTTCAGCGACTGCTGCAGGCCAGCGCCTTCAGGGGTTGCGTTCAGCGCATCGCGCAGTTCGCGGATCTGCAAGTCGGCCTGCACCAGGCTGCGCTCGGTCTGCTCTACGGCGCGCTCAGTCTGCTGCAGGGACTTGCTCAGGCCTTGGGCATCCTTGGCCTTGTCCAGTGCCTGCCCCAGCTGTTCGGCCTCCTGCCGCAAGGCATCAAGCGCCGCGCCAGACTTTTCGGCAGCGGGGGACAGTTCGTCCTTGCCGCGCAGTACGAACTGAATCAGGCGATCTTTGAAGCCGGCCATACATTACTCCAGGCAAAAAAAACCCGCCGAAGCGGGTTCACCTACAGGATCTCGCATTTCATTCGCTGCTACGTGCGCCGCCATCGGCACATTGTCCTGTTCCGGCTCAGCGGTCGGCATTACGTAAGCGCCGTGCTTGCGAATGCTCGGCAGCACCTCCGCGGTCACCCACTTCTTGAAGCGCTTCGCCGAGGCCTCGCGGCTGCGAAGGACGGCTTGTCGTGGTCAGACGCAGCGCCCCAGGACGAACGGTTACTGAAGAACCTTTGATCTTGCTGATGTGGGCTTTGTGCCACTATCCGGCAGCAAGATATTGTTATAAAAGGAATTCAGCCGCACGACGCTAGGAGCGCGCCATGGCAGACCCAGCCGACGTCATCGCAACACTGCACATCCGCTACCAGCGTGGCTTTGACGACCCCACGGAACGTGACGTCTCGGTCACGAACTTCGACCCCCACACAATCTCTGGCCATTGTCACCTTCGCGGTCGATACCGCACCTTTCGCATTTGTGACATTCGCGCTTGCCACAACACAGCAACTGGCGAGGTAGTAGAGAAAGCGAACATCCCCAAGCACCTGTACGCTCTCTACAAAAAGACTCCGCGCTACACGCTTGACGTGCTGTACCGCAACCACCTCGAAGCGCTGCAGGTGCTGTTGTACGTCGGCAAGGCTGACGGGCAACTCCGCGCCGCGGAACGCAAAGTCATTACCGCCGCATGCAGGGTACTTACGGGCGACGTCAGAATCACCGAGGAATTGGCCTCAGGTCTGATCGACTCCATCAACATCCCCAGCCTCCGCGGCTTCAAGGTCGCCGTTGGCCTGGTAGCCAAGCGCTGCAACCCTGGCATGATGAAGCGCCTGATAATCGCTTGCCGCACCATCGTTAATACTCAGAGCACCATCACCGCTACCGAGCAGGAGGCCCTGGACTACATGGTCAAGCGTTTCCAACAGCCACAGGAATGAAGGTGCGATCATGAACTACTCAGCACCACCAGCGCCCTCGCCTCCATCCTCAAACAGATTGATGACATCGAGGCTAGCCAGGTTTACTTGCAAAGGACTGGGACGGTAGAGCGGCGCTTTTTCCATTGCACGCAAATAGCAACGGAATCGATACCTCAGAACCAAGATTCCTCGGGAGCGATCTGAAAGCAGCAGTTGAGGCGGGTCTTCTAAATCGAGGCTACAACTCCCGGAGAGCGCACTTGAATCTTCACCAGGGCAGCGGCAGCGTCGTTGCAGCACTACCGCTATAGTCGCTTGAAAACGAGATACCACCAGAGTAAACGCTAGCTATGGAAGGCCCATGTTCGAAACGTTAATAAACTATTTGCCAACTCTCCAAGACCTCACGGCTCCTGCAATCGTTGCGGCAATTTTCTGGCTCATCAAACAAGCCGGATCCTCAATCATCCGCACCATGGCGCAGTACCTGCGATCGTCTCGCTATCGTGAGTTAAAATTTGCGAAGCGCTTTCGCGTGGACCCATTCGTTATCCAGCGCCAGATCGCCAAGGAGGGTGCCCTTTTTGGCGCTTTTATCGTGTGCACGGTCGTTTCGCTGGCAATCATGGTTTCCGTTAATCGTGGCGCCACCACACCAGTACTACTTGTGTACTTCTTCTTTTTCATGGCGCCTATTTTGGTATTGGAGATATGGTGGCTGATCCAAAAGGAGTTCGTGACAGTGCTCCTACAAGAAGCTAGCCGTATAGGGCCTGGCTTCAAGCGGGTCGTTCCTTATCGAAAGCAATCCGATTCACGTGTAAAGGATCGCGAAGCCCGCAAAAACAACCGGCCCAGAGCCTCTGCCCCGTATAAGCGAGTTGACAGAGGTGGTTAATCGGGTCACCTCTGCGGCGAATGCAAAGCGAACACAGCCCTGCAATACAAAGCCCCTCGCATGAAGGGGCTTCTTCTGAGCCTATGCCGCCTTATCAACCACATCCATCTGGCAGAACTTGCTTATCCCAGCGCCCTGCACCAAGTCGTCAGCAAGCAGTTCAACGGTGCTGGCCAGCTTCACGTATTCCTGGCTGAACACTGGCAGCTCGCTGGTGAGGCCGAACTTGGCGCGGCGCGGGCGAAGGCTGAACGGCTCGCCAGATTGCGCATCGTTCAAGCCGGCGATGTACAGCTCCAGTTCGACCGGGGCGCCGGCAAGCATATGCAGGGCGCTGGCCTTCAGCGGGGTGTAGCTGACCGAGACACCTGCTGCTGTGACTGCGGCTGATTTGCTGATGATGCCGTGAGGGGTCAGCACGTAGTCGGTGCCGGCGACCAGTTCGACACCTTCTTCGGAGCCCTCGCCCACGGTTTTGACCGTAACGGGCTTCGTGGTATCTGGCAGGTGGTTGAAGGGAATAAGCTCACCAATGACACCACCTGCTATCAGCTGCTCGTTCACGATGGCAGTGGCCGGTACCGACACGATCGCCGAATTGGTTACGCGAGCAATGTTTTCGGGGGTGAGGTCATACATTCCGATCGCGGCAGTTACACCGGACACCTGCTCTTTGACGTTGCGGTTACCACC